ACAAAGAGACAAAGGGCTAAAAAGGCTAACGCAACGCCAGCAGGATTTTCTTGATAATTTTATTCATAAGGATATGACGCAGACAAATGCAGCTAGACAAGCTGGATATAGTAATCCTAGCGTAGATGCAGTTAGGTTGCTTAGAAATCCAGTTGTCCAGGAGCGATGGCAAGAAATGCAAGAGGAAAACAGGTCAAGATTTGGTGTAACGCTTGATAAGTCTCTTCGGGATCTTTTAAAGATCCGTAACGAGGCTCTGGAGCGGGAAAGGTATAGCGAAGCTATTCGGGCTGAAGAACTACGCTTAAAGGCTTCTGGACTGCTTGTAAACAAGGCTCATGTACTACATGAGAAAGTAGATAGCATGACGAAGGAGGATATTCTGGCTGAACTGGAGAATCTGCAACGAAAAGCACAGGATAGAATGAAAAAAGCCACAGGCACCCATACATACCCAAAAAAGATAGGCAAAAATAGCTAGGAATGGGATAATCGGGGATTTCACTTGCCGTGATCGGGCACGGGGTTTCCGAACAATTTCTATAGCACACTGGAGATCGGGGTGTGATCGGGATCGGGAACCGAATAATTGTTCGGAGTTGCCAGGCTTAATCGGGCTGGGATCGGGGCTTATCGGGGCTAGATCGGGCTTCAATCGGGCTACTGTTTGGCTTCCAGCCTAGGTTTGAGCTGGTAACCCCTTCGGGGTCAGGAGGCGAATCGGGCTGGAGGCGCTGTCAACAGCCTGGCAATACTCACAATTGTTCGTACTCACGCACCACGCACGGCGACTCGTCCAGCCCTGACTCCGAACAATTGTTCGCTCCTGTCTTCTGCTGGCGCTGTCGACAGCTCCTGAAAAAAAAATAAAAAAAATGTTTTTACGTGTTGACACTATGCAATCATTACTATATTATATATATATAATTCAGCCAAAGGAGATTAAAATGAGTTATGAAAAAATAAAAGAAGCAGTTATCAAGCAATTAAAATGTGATGATGTCCAGCAGACTTTTAAAGACGTGGTTAAAGGTGGAGCTTCTGGGGGTTTCGGTGGTTTCATTTACCATAACGAAACTGTCAAATTTGCAAAAGACAACATCAAACATATCTACAAATATTTAAAAGAGCAAGCCAGCGACATGGGAGTTAATGCTTTTGAGATGGTGCAAGGATTCGATTGCTTGTACGACATTCAACCCACTCAGTCAGAGGTAGCTGATACAATACACGGGCACCCTGACCAAGCAACAATGAATGACGGGGTAGATACTCAGATATTAAATGCTTTAGCTTGGTATGCTTTGGAAGAAGTAGCCTTCAACGAAACAGAAACCTGATCGGGCAAATTGTTCGGTAAGAATCGGGATCGGGGAGACCTGATCTCGATTTTTTTTGTTCTGGTTCTGGATCTGCCTCCAGTAGGTACAGGTGAAACCTCACAATTGTTCGTATTTATAAATTTTTGGAGCTGGAGAAAAAAAATAAAAAAAATTAAAAAAGGTGTTGACAGGTATAGTAATGATTGCTATATTAGAATCATAACAAACAACAGGAAAGGAAATGTTATGACTAGAATCCCATTTTTAAACACAGATGTTGAAGAGTGTATCTCCGTAAGAGGTGCTCCTTTACATCAAGGAACAAATGCCCAGTTGGCAATTATAAGATCCAAGTATGATGATAATATGTATTATCGTATTCAAAAGTCAGGATCAGGTTCCACTCACTCAATAACTTTGAACAAAGAAGAGATGAAAAGAATCTTGAGAATGTTCAATGCTATCCAGATGGATTCCTTCTTCGGGGATTAACTCCCCCAGAATCGGGATCGGGCTTGATCGGGGTCAGAATTATCTGGCTCCGATTTTTTTTGTGCTTCATTAGGTTTGGGTAGTATGGGTATAAGGCATCAGCCCGTCCTGAAGGAATCCGTACAATTGTTCGTATTCACCAGCCACCTGAAGCTGGGCGAAAAAAAAGAGCCGAGAAATATTTGGAAAGGAAAATTCTCGACTCTTCTTAATATTAACATAATGCCTAATAAGGAAAAGGCATATTATTAATATAGTATTGATTACCAGATATGTCAATAGAAAAAAAATAAAAAAAGTTGTTGACTTATATATTGTAATGATTACTATATAATATATAAACAGCCAATAGGAGATAAAAATGACTAAGTGGGAAGTAGCATTGACAATCGTGCAAATGGTTACCTTCTGGGCAATGGTTTGTGCAGTAGTAATAATCGTACCATTTTAAGGAGGTAGCAAATGAAAAAGTATAGAATAACATCATCAAAAATATTGATTGAGTGGGATAACAGTCCAAAGATGTATGTTGTAGAACATGAAATGCCAAGTGATTTGCAACAAGCATTTGATGAATGGTTAGATTCGATCGAGGATGAAGCTAACGCAATAGAAGGGAGGTAGCAATGAGATTGATTACATTTAAAATACAAGACGGAGAAAATTCTTATGAAGAATTCAGTGTCTTTAAAACAGAGTTGTCTGACAAAGAGATGATTGAAGAGGTTTATGGAGATCCTGATTCTGATTGGGGGACAGAAATTAAAGTAGAATCCAATCAGGAGATAACTGATGAAGAGGCATCTGTTCTTCAAAAGTTTAGAGTAGCTTATTTTAATTAAGAAGGGAGGAGCTGAAGCTGGGTTGGTAGCCCAGCTTCTTTTTTATCCTGTAACCGAACAATTGTTCGTATTCAAAGAAGGAGGATCAGGTGGAAGAAGAATTTGTATATGACAGAAAATGTTTCAACTGTGGTGCAATGACTTGTGCAGAGGTAGCATTCTTTTATGATGATGAAGTCTATTGTGAAGATTGTTGTCCCGATGGGTATGGTGAATAAAAAAAGTTAAAAAAAGGTGTTGACAATCCTGGTAGTAATGATTACTATATAATTATGTTAATCAGCCAAGGGAGAAATAACATGGAAAGAACAAAACATAATTTTAATTTTGGTGTAAAGTCCTTAGATGGTCTTACAGAGTTGTGGCACAAGTGGTGCAATAAACATCAAGTTTTTGATCACGATGGTAGACGTGTCCCTAATGCAGAAGATGTCAACTTTGATCCAACTGCTTACGGATTAGATTCAGATCAAATTCATTTTGTTAAATCATTTATGTTTTTGCATGAAGTTGCACGAGACATAGAAGATATGTAACAAAAAAAGAAGGCTGGGTTTCTCCATTCCCAGCCTTTTTTTCTAGCTCTGTCCGAACAATTGTTCGTACTCCTGTAGCTCTAATCTGCCGTGCAAAAAAAATACAGAAAGATGTTGACATATGTAGTAATCAATACTATATATATATTATAAATTAATTTCAGCCAAAGGAGAAACAAATGAAAAAGATTTATTTTGCTTACGGAGCAAACAC